AGTTGAAGCTTTTGATACTCCATGCATTCCTCTAACTCTTGTTGCTCCAGCAAATACGATACCAGTGGTATCAGTTGTTGCTGTAAATCCAGCAGAAACTGCTGAAATAGTTGCTGAGTGACTGATTTGAGTCACTGTTAGAAACTTTGTTGAACCCGTTAGCGTTTGAGCGTTCGGACCAGTTCCAATTGTTTCAGAAACAGCATCACCATTTGCGTCAGTCCCTGTAATTGTGAAAGAAACAGAAGCATTATTGTTAGCAGAGGTTAGTGTAACAGTCGTTGACATGTTTGAGCCGTCATTCACAGCAGATCCAGTCAAGGTCATATTTCCTGAACCTGATGGAGATTGCACAGCAGCAATAGCTGTTGCGCTTGCTGAGACAGCTTTAAACATTTTCGCCTGTATACTTGTACTTGACATATTTTCTCCTAATTTAAAAAGTGACTCCCGTAGGAGTCACTAATTATTTAATTAACCATATATTTTATATGCAACAACCCAAGTGAATAATCCTTGAGCAGATGCAGTTGTAGTATTAGTAATCTGTAAAAATATATCTCTAGTTGCAGTAATTGAAGTATTTACTCTTGGAGACAGAGGTGCTGTTGTACCAACAGTCGTATCAACTAGAGTAAAGTTATAATGAGCACCTTCAACAATAGTTGTTCCACCATCTAGTAGTCCATCAGTGTCCGCAGCCACTAATTGAACACCACCAGTAGCAGTACCAACTTTATATCCAATGTCACCTGTTGCAACAGTCGGTGAAGATGTACATACAAGTTGAATACTTGTGATGATTGATCTTGCAGGCTGTGCAAAAGTAACTTCGTTCGTTCCAGCAGTTGCATTAACTTTAGCGGTTGCTACAACGGCTTGACCTTGTAATTGTGTTCCAACGTATTGACCAGATGAATTTATTTCAAAATTATTAGTAAATACTCCTGTAGAACTATTTTTACTTCCCCCGATAAAACCATTTTCCGATCGTACCGGTCCTGAAAAAGTAGTGTTTGCCATAATTTATTTCTCCTATAGTTTACACCTGCAGTCTCTATAGCGTCTGCCTAGCCAGTCTGCAGATTATTTAATTAATCTAGGTTGTTTTCATTATACATAAAAAAAGGGGCGATGTGAACACCGCCCCTTAAATATGTAATACTGTTAATTAGTATTAAGCTGTTGGTAATTTACCATTACCAAAGATAGCTCTTGGATCACTCCATCCAAATGAGTATCTTTCTCTAGCTTTAAATCTAACGTTTCCAGTATCGAAGTCACCTTCCATTGCTGTTTTGATTGGTGATCTAACAAACATTTTCATGCCGTTAGGTACATCAGTCAATAAGAAGAATGAGTCACTGTCAGTTAAAAAGTTATTAACTCTGTAACCTTGAGGAACCATTCCCATTGAAACAATAGCGTTGATGTCGTTATCTGCTGTTCCTGTTCTTTGAGGAGACTTCATCAATCTGTCAGCTGTAAATTGTAATTCTTTTGGAATTATCATTTTTACACCTTGAGCAGCGATTTTTAAGCCTCTTTCATCAACGAAAGATTGGATGTCTATTAAAGACTGTTCCAAAGATGTTTCGTTAAGGTCAGCAGCAGTGCTTAAAACGTTTGAAAAAGTTCCGCCAGTTGCTAATGGGTGTGCGTTTCCAATTAAAGATTCGCCATCTCCACCAGTTACTGTTGTAACTTGTGCGTTGTTCAATACGTTTGCAGCTTTCACTTGCTTCGTGTTAGCCATAGATCTTGCTAGTGCTCTAGTGTATCTAGCAGCAAGTCTATCGTAAAGGTTATCTTCGATTGCTTCTTCAGTAATAGCGAAAGCTAATGCGACTGTTTCGTGATTGTATCTAGCAGTGAAAGTTTCATTTGCTTGATCAAACACTACGCCAGCACCTTCTTGCTTAACTGGTGCTCCAGCGAATCCAGCCAACATTACTTCTTCTTCAAAAGCTCTGTCAGATGTTTCTGTGGCATAAATTTCAGCATGCTGATTTTCATACCTTTTGTATTCCAGGCCGAATAGTGCATTCAATCCTGGCTCTAGTTCTTTTACTAGTTGCGAACGTGATATTGCCATAATTTTATACTCCTATATGCCTGTTCTGCTTCTGTATTGGTGATGATTAATTCTTACCAATATATTAGCGTTGCTCGTTGCGGTATCCGAGTTATCAGGGTCCTGACAAATATCAATTGCTTGAAGCACGAATGATACTGTAGTTCCTGAGTTACTCACATCTAATTGAGCCTTAGATATACCTGTTTGTGTTACACCTGTTGTGTTCGTAACAGCGTAGTTTCTAAAAAGATCTGCTCTTGTAAAAGCTTCATCAGCGTTTGCCAAGAAGACCGCGTCTGGGTCATCCACAACAAAAGCCGTGATGTCACTTGCAACAACACTACCTGGGTAGTAGTTCAAGTAAGTTGGCTTTTGAGTAGTTGGATCTGTATAAAACACACCGTTAAAAACGCCCACTGCAGCTGTCGATAAACCAGCAGAGTTGTTGGTATTATTGTATTTCTCAATATTACCAGCTGTAGTCACAATCACCAAGTCGCCTTGATAAATTGCATGTCCCATATTACTAGCTATCGTGTATCTGTTTTGGGCACCAACCAATGGTGTACCGTCTAGTTTTCTGTACGGTCTAAGACCGAATTGTTCTAGTACATTTGCCATAGTTTAGTTTCCTTTGTATTTTAACGTTTTATCTTAAAGACCCGATAGCAATTGCAAAAAAATTATTTCTTGCGACTACCACCAAAGGTCACTTTGGACTGCCTTTCAATATTGATTGGCATGTCCGGATGTTGTTCCTTCATAAGATCTTGATCAATTGCGTCAGCTCTATCTTGAGTTATTTTTCTAAAATAGGCTTCTCGCGCTTGCAAAACCTCTAAAGGGATTCTCCCCAACACAAGGCCTCCAATTCCGATTAACCCCTGATGTTTACCTTCAGAAATTGTTGGATAATCATTTTTGCCTAACTCAGCTATAACTGTGTCGGCTCTAACAAATTCCCAACCCTCTCTTAGTTTTCTAGATACGTTAGACGTATCTTCGAAACCTTGCACTGATGTTCTTATCCATCTATGTGCAAAACCTTTCGGTGCAGGTGGCGCATCCAAACTGGATGATGGAGCCCAATCTAGTTTTCTCTCGGCTTTTTTCCGAGTATCGGACTCGCGTGAAGTTCTTATCTTTTCCATTAGTTTCCTCCCTTCACGAATTTTGCGTATTCCTCTAGTGGCACCCCTAATTTCTTAGCGATTACTACCTGTGACTTGGTGAGTTTCACAGACTTGCGTCCTCCTTGTCTTCGACTTACCCCAGCAACATTTTGGACGGGTTGCTTTGTTACTACAGGCTCTTTATCAGTCGAATCCTGGGCAAACTTTTGAGGGAAATACTCCTTCATTCGTTTGTTAATGTTATTATAATACTCATCACTTTCCGATTCAATACCCTGCCCCATAACTTCTTCATGAATAGCCATAGCAGCATTAGTCATTACTCTATCAGTACCAAACCATTCATTTTTACCAGCCCATTCCTGAGCTTTTCGACTTACTTGAACAGATGGTTCACCAGAACCTTGATCGTCTTGTGATGTATTTTTATTTTCTTCTGCTTCTTTTTTCTTATTTTCTCTCTCTTGCAATGTTAAATTAACCTTTTCGTTTTCAACAGCTAACTTAGTCATTTGAGAGTTTATCTCAGCTATCTTTTCAGAATCCTGAGCATCAAGCGCTTCTTTAAGCGAATTTTTTAATGTCGCTTGTTCAGAACCAACTCTTGCTTGGATTTCTTTAAGATAGTTGTTATCAGTTTCGTCAAGTTTAGTCTCAACATTATGATATTTCTTTTTTAGTCCTTTAGCATAATTCAAAGCAGCCTTTTCTCTTCTCTCTGCTTCTTTAGCTTGAAAAACTAGTTCGTTGATTCTTTTCTGATAATTAGATTGTTTTTCTTTTAAATTATCAGGTTTAGTTTCAACTTTATTTTCCTCTACTTCAACTTCAGTTGTCGGCTCTTCCTTTTTTTCTTCAGGCTCCGCTTCAACTTTTTTGTCTTGTATTGGATCTGTGTAACCTAAATCAACATCTTCTTTTTTAGCAAATGCTTCATCAGGTTCTTTTGGTTGTTCAACACTAATGGATTCCTCATTAACGCCATCAGTATCTAACTCAACTTCTTGTTGAGTGTTTTGCTCTTCTGCCATTTTACCCTCCTAGTAATGGTGCAAAATATCGGCAGGATTAGATATGGTAGCGATGATTTCATCATCGTTTAAGATCCGCACTTCTCCCCCGTCTATTTTGAATCGAGAGCCTGCGTATCTTCCGAAGATAACCCAATCTTTTTCGTTACACCATTTGCCTATAGGAAATTTTTCTTTGTCTCTATAACAAAGATTTCCTTGTTTAAGCACAAGGCCAACAACAGTTGTTATCTGAATTGTTTCTTGGGTTTGTTCACTAAGATATAAACCACCTTTAGTCTTTGTAGGACCTGAATACGGAAGAATTAACATTCTATAACCCGTAGGCGTTGGTAGTCTATCTAATAATGATTTGTCGATTGACTTTTCGTCTAAGACTTTTTTGACTTTAGCTTCCTCTTTGTAAGCTTTTTTCAATGTCTCAGTCCGTTTCGGTTGCTCCGTGGACTCTTTCATTTTTTATTGCTCCTGTTTTTTTAACAAGTCTATTATGTCTTGTTGCAAGTCATCAAGTGACTTGATTTGTCCTCTAATATAGTGAAGCTGGTTAACATTGTCAACCTCACGCACTAAAGTTTCTTTTAGTCTTTCTCTTCGTCTATGAATTAAATTTTTTATTACATCGTTAGATGCTGTATCAATCGCCATTTTTTTCCATAAGTAATTTAAGTCTTCCTGTTTCTATAACTTCAAACCCAAACTCTTTCATAGCCTCTTGTATAACTGGCATTTTGTACGTAATCCAATCATCAAAAACAATTCTGCATCTTGGTGCAGCTTTGTTTGCAAACCAAACAGCTTCTGTTAGTACATCTCTTGTTGTATGTGGTCCATCTAGCATAACAAAAGCAAATTTAGATTCATTATAATGAGGATGTTTCATGAACTCTGTATCTGTCATGTTGTGAAAACGAAATTTCCCTGAATTTAAATACCATTTAAAATCTTGTAACATGGCATCTCTCATACTGTCGGGATATGTTGGAGACATCCCACTTTTATGTTTTATACCACTGTTTTTATCAAAGTGTTCATATTCTCTATCCCCATATGGATCTACTCCTATATGTAAAAAATTATTTTTTACATTGTCCATAATTATTTTAGAACCCATGCCTTGTCTTATTCCTATCTCACAAGAATAAAATCCTTGGCAATCAAAATCTTTAGTCCATTTTCTGAATAAATCGTATTCTTCTGAATCACCTTCTATCATAAGAAGTGTTTAGCATTTTATAGACTCAAAGCAAGTTTATTTTTTACCTTGTCCGCCTCTAAATATCTGAGTTCCCTTAATACCAAAAATACTCGCGCAGACTAAAATCCATAAATTTGTGAACCATTTCGGAAGGGACTGAAAATACTCAAAAAAGAGTTTTACCTTGTCCATCGCTGTAGGATCGTCTGACATCACCGCCCAAATTAACACAATGATGGGGGCCG